GGGTGGCGGGGGCGGTGGCCCCGGCGGCCCGACGTTCAGCAGACTGCGCGCAGCGAAAGTCATTAGGCAAACGCCTTCAAGAGCGACGCATACCAGCTTGAGCCGATGTATGTCGCAACCAAGAAGTCGACCTCATTCGCGCCAGACGACAGCGATCCGGCAGACCCACCTGCCCACTTGAAGGATGCCGGCCACGTTATTGTGCGGCCGCCCGTCGCATCCTGCGTGAACCTGACATTGATTGTCTGGCCGTCCGATGCGTTCGATAGAGTCAACGTCGAGACGTTCTCAGTCATCGATACCGTAAAGACGTTGCTGTCATTACAGTTAATCGAGAGCGTGCCGGCTGAACTTGCCGCAGCCACCGACGTCGTTTGCGCGTTGCCCGTGAAGGTCGCGCCGTCGATCGTCGGGTTAGTGTTAAAGACAAGGGAACCCGTGCCAGTTTCATCCGTAACAGCCGAGCGCAGGTTTGCAGAGGTCGGCGTAATCAGGAACGTCTGAACGCCAGTCCCCATGCCGGTGATCGAGGTGATCGGCAACGTGATTACCGTGCCGCCACCCGAGGCCACAACATCCCACCCGTCACCCGCAGCAGGCCCAGCAGCGCGAACGAGTTGCTGGTTAGTGGTATCCCACACCAGACGCCCGGTGACTTTTTCGGTCGTGTTGATCGTGCTGGCTGCGTTAGCAAGGTCAGACGCCGATGCGGTAATGTCGGCAATAATCGATGCGGCGATCGGATTGCCGCTGCTGTTAAAGCGCAGGTATCTGTTTGCACGCGCCGTCGAGGTCGGAAGTTCGGTATCCGTCGAGGTGTCCGAGATCGGGAATCTAAGCGCGCGGTCTGACGAATCTGCGAGCTGCTGGCAGATCATGGTCAGTTTGTCGACCGTCTGCTCCAGCGTCTCAGCAGGCAACCGATCGTTCGGCTGGAAGTCTGTCGTCTGTGTAATCGGGACGTTGCGCGAGATCGTAACCGTTGCGCCAGTCGCAGGCGCGACAGTCATCGTCACCGTGCCGCCGGTCAGTACCCCGGCTCCGGTCACCGTGTAATTCACATCAAGGAGCTGGATCGTCTCAACCCCGGCAGCAGAGCGCAGCGTGACTAGCAGTTGGCTATTGGCAAGGAAGTAGAAAGGCACCGCAAATGCGGTACTGGTTCCGTTGCCGGCGTAACTGATTTTGTATACCAAGGATGAGACGGTCATGTTCTATTCCTCATTGCGCAGCTTCTGAAGGCGCGAGCAGGAACTCCTGCCCTTGCTCTCGCTCTATTTGACGCTCCATGCGTCGCAGGTAACCGGGGTTCAACGCCTCTTGAATCTGGTAAAGCACAAGGTAGTCGAGAACTATACGGCTATAAAACAGATTCATAAATGGGGTATTGGCGATCAGTATGCGGAACGCTGAAGCGGCCACATCATCCCCACGCATCGCCCGTTGGCGCAGTTCATCGAGGTCGCCAATTACTCCGAACGTCGGGCCAGCCAGCGTGTCAACAATGTTTCGTCCGTACCTGTTGGATTGCCCCAACAGGAAGTCACCATAGATGCCGAGCGCGCCGCCTTGCAGCATGGCGGCCAGCCATGTCTGAACATTCTCTGGATCTCGAGGTGTCTTGCCTTTGAGCAGATCCTTGGCCGACATCGCGATATAACCGAACGCCGTCATCATTAGGATCATCTGCGCGAGGCCGAGCATGTCGCCCTTGCCATACTTGAGGTATTCAGGCAGCGAACCATAGCCACGACCATAGACCTCGCGACCAAATACCTGCCGAGTAAGCGCGGTCGGGAACCCCTTAAACTGTGCAACGTAACGAGCGATCTCGCCCCAAAACGTACCGGGCCGCTGACCTCGAACCCAGAAATAACGCGACCGAATATCGGGCTCGATTACCGCGGTCATGGCCTGATCGATGATGAAGTTACGCAGCCGATCGGCAAGGTCTCGGCGCGCATTGGCCGCCGCAGCGTCCGTAGGTTCACGGCCGATCTTGGTCAGGTATTCGCGGAATGCTTCAATGTCGAGTTGATTGATTCGTTCTGGCACAACATAAGTGCGTTTATCGGCGGCCTCGATGAATCCCTGCCGGATAACATCCCATTCTGGAGCGGTAATCCCGTACTGATCGAACAGCCGCTTGGCGTTAGAGTCGAGCCCGTCAAACGATGTATTGCGAAGCGAACCCAGCCAGTTAGCCGTGCCAAGCTCCATGCTCTCTCGCAGGGTATCTGTCCACCATTGCAATCCATTCAACCGGAAGAAAACTCGCATCAGATCGGCAGACCCGGCAGACATCAGATCATCTGAATCGAATCGAGTAGCGACGCTTCCGACAAGGTTATCAGCCACCGTGTCAATCATTCCGAGAATGCGCTTGCGTTCGCCTTTGGCGCGCCCTTGAAGCAGGCCGCTAATTCCCTCGGCAATACCAGAGAACAGGCCGCCGCGGCCCTGATACTTAATCTGGCTGGCGTATACGGGAAGGTCGGTAACCGCCGAGATAACTGCGCCACCGAGTTTTGCCATTGACTGAACCACGCGCACGTTCGATCCGACGCGAGCGGCCATCGCCCCGCCGGGGACGTTGGCTCGACCGTCGAGCATCGAGAGCAGCGCCTCTGCGGTATCTCGCGTTCCGGCAAACTTTTCGCGCAGCTCTGGAGTGCGAACGATCGCGGCCTCAACCTCGGCCATGACCGCCTTGAGCGTGTAACCGGGGTTCGGGCCAAGGACTCGCATGAGGCCAGCCTGCTGCGCTGCACGGCCAAGATCGCCAAGGATTGCCTCGTTCAGTTTGCCGACGCCAAACTCGGTCAGATAATCAAACTCAGCATCCGCATCCCTGAAGTAGATAACACGCGACTGCGAGGCGCGGCGCGCAAGCGAGCCCGGTGCCGTGTAGGCGGCGGCCTCGTCATCAATCGCCGACAAATGGCGGCCAGCAGAAAGATCGGCATAGACTACATCGAGGAACTCCTCAAGGTTCTGCCCCGGCTTCAGGGTGCGCTCAACGTCAATGCGCTGACGCACAAAGTCTTTCCATTCTTTATCGCCTGCCGCACGGATCTTCATAAAGTCGTGCTGTTGGCGGGTGATGTATCCGGTCAGGTCACGAATCCACGCGCCGAATCGGTTGCGGGTATTGCGGGAATCTTCGCGGTACTTGTAAACAATCTTGGCGATCTTGACCGCGGTTGGGTCGAGCCCCTCAAGGCGAGGCGCATCGCGGCCCATCTGGTACAGAGCGCGGGCAACATCGCGAGAGTAGGCGTCGCTGGCAAACCCCTCGACAAGCCCATCCTTCTCCATCTCCGCAAGCATGCCCTTAGTCCAGCGAGTGAAGTAAGTGCGCTGCCAATGGAATGCTGAATCCTTGGAGCCAAACCGGGCGAACGATGAACCGCCAAGCAGAGAGAGCAGACCTTCAGACGGATTGTCTGCAAACTGAGTCAGGATGCGGCCGACCGCTTTGGTGCGCGCTGCGAGACTGAGCGCGGCATTGCGGGCGGCGATTGTTGCGTCGAGTTTAATGTTGTTGGCGAGCGAATTGGCTGCGCGGGTCGCATCGCCCTCAAGCGAGTCGATCTTGTCGGCAGCCGTGAACTGCTCTTGCGCTTTCTTGAGTGTAGAGCGAACGCGCGTATTTTCTTCCTTCAGCCGAGCCAGAAGCGTGTCGATCTCCATCGCCGTGAGCTGGCCTTTAGATGCCGCTTGCATTGCGCTCCGCGCGGCGGCGTCATTGCCAACACGGTCTGCGGCAGCGCGTACCGCTTGAGCGTAAATGTCTGCGCGGGCGATCGCGTCATCGAACGGGCGCATCTGATCCTTGGCATCGCCAGCATTGTAGGCAGCACCTTCCTCAAACACGCCTTTCTGTCGCATGGCCTCGGCGGCATCAAGATCGCGTAATGGCAAAAACGCTTCGCTGGTTTCCGGCGAAATTCTAGCTCGTCGGTCTCGCGGAATGATCCGTCCACCACGATCTTGTTTCGCACCAACAGAAACTGCGCGACCGCTCTCGTCGATGAAAATTGTGTCAAGCGCCACGTTACGCATCGCCTGAGCCGACGCATGGTCTTTGGTCACCGCGAAAATAAACGATGAATCACTTGTCAGCGCGAACTTACGCAAGGCAAACATTGCACTAGCTTTGCCTTGCGGCGTGCTGCCGTAAGACATGATCTTTTCTTGCGGTACTTCAACGATGTTTTGGACAATGTATCTATTATTCGTCGCAATCAGTACCGTCGACTTGTTATCAAATTTCAGTTCGCGGGCAAGAGCGGCAAGTGTTTCACCGTTTTTGATTGGTGTGCTTGCCATTTTCTTGAGGCGCAAAAGGCTCGGCTGACCAAAATCTTTCTTGATTGTCTCGGACGCTCCGTCTGCCTTGATTACGGAATACTCATTGGTATCGATAATCACATGATCGCGGAATTCCATCCCGCGTCTCTTGAAGAACTTGGCGACGTCTGTAGTGAACTCGATGTCAGCAGAACTTGGTCTGGCGATCTCGCTTGGATGATTATGCAAAAGATAAACACCGCGCGCGCCGATTCCGTATGCACGGTCGATAAGCTCGTTTAAGAAGTCGGTGGCCTCTGGCCCTATCCATCCAGCGGCGGCAGCCGGCAGACGAGATGTTGCTCCTATCTGCCCGACAATGTTTCCGTTTTCGTCAGTAAAGACATAGCGCAATGTCTCAAACCGCGGATCACGGTAGACCTGAGCAAGTGTGGCAAAGTCCTCGGTCGAGGCTACTTTTTGCCCGACAAGGGAGGCTCTCTGTCTTTCAGCGAAATCACGCGACAAGGAGAGTGCAAGTAGGTCGGAGGAGGATCGTAGATCATCCACCGCTTTGACTGCGGCGCGCTGGGCTGCGACAGCTCGCGGGCCGCTTTGAGTCGGAACTGGCCCGAGATCGAGATACAGTTGGAGCTGCTCATTTACTGTGAACGCTTCTGATTTAGAAATTCGCTTACCAGCTCGTCCTGTTCGTCTTGTGCGTTGCTCGGCCTGTAACTCTTTATCAACTGCTCGAGTGGCTCCGTCGATTCGATCTCTGGAGATTCCTCGTCCTTCGGCGAGTTTGGCTGCTGCATTGGCGTAGTCTGGGGCTGCATCGTCTGCATACCCGGCTTCGACTGCTTCATCTGCTGCACCCGCTGCATCATATAACCTCTTCTCAGGATACCAGAGCAAAGCTTGCATGTCAGCCATTGTTAACTCTGGATTGTCTTTCTGTAACTGTTCTAGGGCTACGCCAAAGACCTTACGGAGACGGGCGCGCTCTGGCGGCCCGGAAGGGGCTTCCTTCTGGCCGTCGATATATTTGGAAAGCGCGTTTCCGGTTTTCCGTATTTCATCGCCTAGACCGACTCTAACCTTTCCTTTCTTCAAGGGGCCGACGATAGAACGTAATGTTTCTTCCGAAAATCCAGCGCCGATCTTGTTAATAGCCGCCCTGTTTGGCTTTTTGGTGCTGGCCTTGGCAATCGCAAAAGCAATTTCATCTGGCCGGCCCAGAGCAATCTTCTTGCCGAGTATGCCTTCAAGCGCCTTGCGCTGATCCTTGTCTAACAGTTTGACAAGTGAAACAAGGGACTTTTTCTTGGCGGCAACCTGCGTCGGGTTTTCCTCGATGAGCGTTCCAGTCCACCGGCCCCATGTACGCATGAGCCAACGGTCAATCGTAAGCTGCTCAAAGTTGCCGTACAGGTTTGAGAAAAATCCGTTGCCGATCTTCGGGCCAAGAATGGCCGAGCCGTAGACTTGGGTCGAGAGGTTTTCACCGCCGACTTCAAGCCCAGAGAATGCGTTGATGTTCTTAACCGTGTCTTTCGACCGCATGAAGTTCTCAAGCGCATCGAATCCGTGCTGCTTGAGCATCACGTTGTAAAGCTCGAGAGAGTCGTTGATAGCGCCAGAGGCCGTGCCAATGCCTATATCTGTCGGCATGCGGCCGGTCTTTTTCCAGCTCTCATACGCTCGCATTGCAAGCTCGAAATTCTTATCAACCTTCAACCCGTTTGACGTAACGGCCAGCGCCCAAGTAAACGCGAACCTATCCTCACGGCTCTTGAGGATTTCAGGATGAATCAGCGAGATGATGCGAAGCGCCTTGGTAACCTTTTCGTTGTACCAGCCGACGGCGTTCGCGTTGTCGCGTAAGGCAACACGCGCCTCGCGCACGGCCATGCGAATCAAATACCGCTCAACCTCTGGAGTCATTTCCGCAAGGTCAACACCGGCATCGCCCGCGGCGGCATTAACCGCGTCTTGGATTTCTTTCTTGAAGGAGCGGTTGTTTGGGAACTCTTTGCTGCGAGCAAGCTCAAAGGCCGCCTCGACGTTGGCGACATTGTCCACAGTAACCGGGACGTCGCCGTACTGCTGTGGCTCTTCTTGCACCATAAGGCTGCGACGGAACTCGCCCTCAGCGTTTACCGTATTGACGGCCTCGTCAGCAGCCGCTCGAGCATCGGCAAGCGCAGCATCGGCGGCATCCAGCATCGGGACGCGACTCGGATCTGGCGTCTCGGCGGCCGCTTCAAAGTCCACCAATGCAGCCTGATCAGGACGGAAGTTTTCGATCGCGGCATTACGGGCAGACTGGATTGGGAAGTCTGGGCCACCACGGGCAAGCGACGGATCAAGCTCGACGATTGGGTCGACGTTGATATTCCGAGCGTCCATAGCCTGCGCGACGCCAGTCTCGAGTGCGGCACGGCGAGTTGCAGGGTTAAGCGATTCGGCGACATTGGCAGCCGCGTTCTCAGCATTGAGTCGTTCCGCAAACGCCTCATACTCGCGCAGGGTCTCTGGATCAATCTCGCGAGCAACATCAAATTCGGCACGCGCCTCGTCATCCATAGATCGCAGGCGATCGGCGATCTGCGCCACGGACATATCCCGGCTGAAACCCTCAGCTTCCATGCGGGAGATGTAATCGCGGCCATAAATGAAACTGGAGAGCTTGTTGCGTACCGATCCTTGCCAGATCTTGTTGCCGCCAATGTCCTCCATCAACGCATCAAAAATCTCGGAATCGGTGATGTTGTTGTAATCGGCCTTGTCAGGGAAATAGCCGGCCTCAAACAGTCGCTCGCGAACCGAGTCCATGCCAGAGGTCTGTCTGTTTTCTGGCGTATCCTTGCGGACAAGCCCCGGCGCGGTCTTGTTGTTGACGTCACGCGCAGCCAGTTCACCACCCTGATCGATGATGCCTCCGGTTCGGCGAATAAACTCGGTAATCGATACCGCTTTTTCGCCGGTCGCAACGGATACCTGCTTAGAGTTATTCGGATCAAGGTCGTAAATGCTGTTTAGTTCTTTCAGGATCTTTTGGGCCGACTCGGTGTAAGCGTCCACAGGCTGGACGTTCGTCGGTTCAAATCGCTTGGCAGTCTCGACGCGAACCGGAGGCGGCACATCGGGGGCCGCCGGCAGCGTTTCCCGTGACTCAATAATGGCCTGCTGGACGGCAGCATCGACATCATTGCGCGGAGGCAGCGCCTCAAGCCCTCTGAGGCGACGGACAGCTTCATACCCTGCCCCTCCCACGGCATGGAGACCGCCGCCCAAAACGCCTCCAAATGCGATATTAAGCAGGGAGTCGACGCCATCGTATTCGGCCTGCTCGGCTTGGGCCGTGCTTAGGATCAGCGGCTCAACCAACGCAGCGCCAGCAGCGCCTTCGACAAAGCCAACGCCAGCTCGAACTCCGGTGCGGCCTAACAGTCCAGCCTGCGCTCGGAGCATGGCTGCATACTTCGCTTGGCTAATTACCGGCACAAACGCCGTTGCAATATTGATTGGATCGAAAAGCGAATACCCGAGACTGGCGGCCACTTTTGCAGTTCCGCGGCCAAACCCGCCGGGGCTTCTGGAATACAGTTCGGCGCGCCTGTTCTCAATCCGCTTGCGGCGAATGAGTATATCGAGAGCCTCTTGGGTAATGCCCTGATCAGGAACAGTCAGTTGTTCGCGGAGTCCTGCCGATCCGAGCTGCGCTCTTGCGCTTTCTGCTGACAGGATGTTTCCGGTTCTGCGCGCCTCTGAAAGCTCAAGTCCCCTGACAATGGATTGCGTTGGGCTAAATTCCAGCGTCTCGCGGCCAACCTCAATTAGCTCCTCACCAAGGGTTGGTTCGCGTACTTCAACTTGCCTCTCATACGGGCGGCGAATTGATAAAAGCCCTTCAAAGCTCATTTAATTCCCCTAGCAACAGGGGTGAGAAACTCGCCACGCCTTTCTCGCTCTTTAAGAGTTTCATCGATATTTCTTAATTCTTCCCATGTATAAATAACTGGCTTGCCGGGTCTGCCGCGGCGGCCGCTATTGTCAAGCACGGGCTCGTTGTCGTACATCAAGGCGACGCGATCATCGCTTGGCAATGTCTGCCAATAAGCATCTCGAAGCCGGCTAAATCCTAATTCTTTCACGGCTGCATTCTTTGCAGTTGTCAGCCCTGTCCGTAGGACGCTGTTAGACATCGCGCTCTGCTTTGGGACGCGAATCATGCTGTCCTCAATTTCCGCAAAAACGTACCGCTCACCAACAACCTCGGAATACGCAAGATCGGCTGCATCGTTGACGCTTTTCCCAGCCCTGACGTAATCGACCGCAAGTCGATATGCCGCATCTTCAAGCATCGCGATCATAGATCCATCGCCGCTCTGCCCTTGGAACGAGGCGAATACGTCGGTCATAACGTCATTGACTCTGTCTCTAACATCTTTTGGCGCTTTGCCTGAAGGCAATAAAGCATTGAGATCTTTTTCGGAAAGCGCAGACAGTTCAATCAACCGATCCGCGGGCTTCTGGCGCATTCCAGCGCCAATCACCGCGGCAGATCCCGGTAGTTCTTTAGCAACTTGAGCAAACACGTTCGGCCAATACTTGCCCCACTTTTGTCGCTCGGCAAGGATGACCGCAGAACCGACTAAAGACTTATCATCCTGCGACCGGCCATAGACTCTGGCGACGATGTCGTCGGCAACATTCTTCGGCAGAATCGCAGGATTTTGAATGCCGATATTTCTGGCCTCAGTTACAGCCAGCCTGCCGTAATTCTGCGCGGCAGACATGGCGGCTTCTGGCGTCTGAGCAGAACTGATTGCTTCGTATGCAGAGCGCAGAGACGGTGAGTTCTGGATTAGGAATGCGCCGGGATCGTCCTCTTGCTGTTTGACAATGTTTGTGTAGTTTCTTAACGCAAAATCGTATCGCTTGACCGCATCGGCAGCGCCTTTCTCTGTCGTCGGCTTCAAACTCTCAATCTTGGCTATCGCGCTTTGCCGGTTCACGTTGGCAAGCGAGTTCATCATTGGAGCTAACTTGAATGTTTCCGAATAACTATCGTAATCGTCGCCCATGCCGGCAGCGACAAACCTTGACCGCGGAATCGGGTTTTGCGGAACAACGCCAACACTCATCAGCGCGGTCTGGTTTGCAACGTCGTCCCGCAAAACGTCTCGCAACTCTGCCCTGCGACGCTCTTGCTCTCGCTTGATCTGCTCAATCTCTGCTTCGGTCTGCGTGCTCAGTCGATTGCGATCGTCTTGATCAAGATCATTAATGAAAGCAAATTTCGACTTGCCGGGGTCGGATTTCAGTTCTTTCTGAATCGCAGTTGGATTTGCCCGCATCGATGAAAGTGCAGCGTCGAGAGCCAGATTGCTTCGTGCTTTCGCCCATGCCCTTTCTCGTTTGTCTGCCGGCAGAATTGCAAACTGGAGTCCAACATCATTCCTGACCGCTTCATAATCTTGCGGTTTTGCAGAAACAATAAGGCGTCCAGACTCAAATGACTGCTCTGCTTTGGTGATGTCGCGATTTATTTTGGAATTAGCCTCCCAGCGCAAAGAGCTTTCAAATACGTTTATTCCGTATTCAGATGCTCTTTGGTTAAGCCAAGCGCGAGATCTATTTGTCTTGGCTCCAGAAACTTCTTGGGAAACAATGTCATCGTAGGCTTTTCTTGCTCTACTTGTAAAACCATCTAACTGGTCTTTATCTATCGCTTCTTTTTCAAGTGCAGCAGATGTTTCAGCCCACTTTGCCTTAATGTTTATTGCGCGAGATGCTGCATCAATAGCGGCCTCGTCTTCTTTAGCTTTTTCAATTTCAAGGCTTCGTCTTTTTGCCACTTCTCCAACGGTTGAAACGGCTTGGATAAGTGCTTCAGCAGTTTGTGTTGCTTGAGCGCCGGCAGCCGCAATCCCGCGACTGCTTGGAGTAGCGATGCGCGGAATGACCTGCTGTCTGTAGAACTCAAGCTTTGCCATATATCACCTAGCAATGAGACCGGAGCCATAAGAACGCGGCGATCTAGCCGCTCTGGATATGTCAGAAGTTGTCATTCTCATGGCAGAAGGCACTTTAATTCTGCGGCCGGTAACCTTAACTTCTTCTAGTTTTGGCGCACGTTCTAAGGAACCGCCAGACCCAGCATAAGCGCCAAGCCCAGCAGAAGCGGCTTGCAAAACCCCAAGAGCCCACGACGGTCTGGCCGCTTTAACAAAACGGGCTTCGTTTAATAATGCCTGTGCTTGGGTCTCGCCTTGATATTCAACCATCATGCGATCAAGTTGTGCGGCCGCAGCAGACTGTCTGTAAACATCTCCAAATGTTACAGAATCTAAAAGACTGGCTTGCGCAGCAGCCGCCCGAGTTTCCCCAAACTGACGCCGCGTTTCTCGGCCAATGGCTTCTGACTCAAGGCCGGCTTGCTGACGAGCAACATCGGCTTCCATTTTCAATCTGCTTTCTTCGCCTTTGCTAACGGCGCGCTGTTGTGCAGTCGCCATCAAAGACGCCGTCGCGGCTGCGCCTCCTGCAATAAACGGAAGAAATGGTACTGCTGCTGCCATTACATAACCCTCGAATACATGACCATATCGCTGCCGTCGTGGCCGAACGCTCGCATCAACCCTTCCTGTTCAAACCCGAGCATTCTCGCCCATCTGTGTCCCGGCTCAAAGTTCGGATACACATACGCCTCTATCCTGCGAATACCGCAGCGATCCAGAAACTTCTCAACCTCGCGGTGCAGCGGTCTCATGCTTCTGCCCGCGTCCCAAGACAGCAGCGCCCACGCAGACGCCCTGCCCTTCCATAACTCCACCACCCCAGCGCAGCAGATGACCTTGCCATCTCGCCTGCCGGTGTAGCAGGGGCCGGCCTCAACCAGCTCCTTGCCGTATCCCGGTCGGCCTACAAACGCCGCCAGATACTCCTGCGCCGGTTGCAATCTCAGTTCGTCGAGATGCTCCGGCTTGAACTTGACCACCTCGAGCATTAGCCCGCCGTTTCAAGCTCTGGATACAAAGCCACCACCGTGAGCGGTAGCGGCTGATCCGCAACCACCCAGATCCTGCCGTCCGTCTCATAGCCACCGGGGAAGCCAAGAACATCGGTGTCCCCCGTCAATACCGGCGGCACTTCATCCAACAGGTCAGACCCGATCCGATACGGGATCAGGTCAAGATTCGTCGCGCTTGATCCAACCTTGCCGCCGAGGCTTGCATACAAACGCACGCCGAGCTTGTGGATGCGCTTGATCTTGGACTGCGCCGTACCTACGGCAGCGCCCGCCTCAATGCGCTGGGTCGCCAGCGTCGACGTATAAGGCAATCCCACGATCGCTCTCGACGCCGGGACAGGCAGCGTTACCGTGCCATCCTCAACCACAAGGTCGGTGATCTGCGCGCCATCTGCCAGAGCGGTAACGGTCTCGCCTTCAAGGTGATACATCCCGCGCAACTTGGTCGACGTCAAACGCCACTCGCCAGCGGGAATATCGTTAATCGGGAACGCAGCAATGATCTTGACCAGCACGTTGTCCTGATCGATCTGGTTCGTAATCGTGGCTCGCGCGCTGCGCCATTGTTCGCTAGTCGAATCGTAGTACCGATAAATGATGTCCCGGCCCGCATCGTCAGCCGAGAATGTCGCATCGTTTGTCGAAAGAATATCCCCGGCCTCGGTCGCCAAGTAGTCCCCGAGTTCGGTAGCCAACTCATCCGGTGTAGTTACAGTAAATGCAACCGCCGTTGACCCGACCGTGTTGTAACCGTTACCCAAAAACAAACTCACGGTCTCCAGCGGATTAAACTCAAGAGCGGAATCGAGATACACCGCGCCCTGAATGTCCTCGCCATCTTCGTAACCTTGTGCAAAATACTCGATGCTGCGCCGGGTCAGATCGATGTCAGCCTGAGTCACAAGCTGATTGCCGCCTTCGGTGATTAGATTGTCACCGGATTCCGTCGCCATCTCATACGAGAGATCGCCCTGCACGGTGCGAGATACCACAATCCAAACGTCATCGACGTCACCTGCCGGACTGCCAATAACCTGCACCGCCTCAACCTTTGCATCAACGCCGGCCAACTCATGTTGGTGCCAAGCATAGATATTCTGTTCTCGGTCGTAGGTCATGCCGATCAGTTTGCCGTTCGCAAGAACGCACCAGATGATGTCGTCAGGTTCCTTCTGATATTCCATGTCGATGATGCCGGAGCGCGTGATCTCGGGATAAAGCACACTCATGTCCCGAGGCACCCACGCATCAGACTGGATATCAAACCGCAGTTCCATGATCCTGCGCCCGCCCACGCGCGGGAACAAAATCGAGTCCTCAACCAGCACCGGCTCAAGTTCCATCGAACCCTCAGCCGATTGCAGATCAAACTTCACGTTCTCAGGCCCGAGCGCAGCCGTCGTCACGTTTTCGCGAATCGCAATCTCAGCACCTGCTGTACCAGCGATCAGCGCATTGCCCGGTCGCATCCAACGAATCTTGTCGACGTTACCGACCGCGAGCGTGAGATTGAGCGCGTTGTCAGCAAGAATCTCGCCCATCGTGTCGGGGGCGTGCGAACCATAGTCACCGGCCACAGACCCGTAGATATTCTGCCCGCCAGCCCAGAACAATCGATCGCGCCAAAAGCAAACTTTGTACGGATAGGACGCGCCCATCTTGGTTCCCCACGCGCCTATGCGGTACGCGCAAGAAACGCCAGACAGCAATTCAGTCGGCGCAACGCCGGGGCCAATAACCGTCGCGGTCGCGGTCGATGTACTAGTCACCGAGGTGATCTTTACCACCACATAACCGGGATGCAGGAACTTCCAAAGCACGCCGGTATTGCCGTCGTAATCCTGACCTTCCTCATGGATCGGTCGCACGGAACCTGTCGTCGCAGAATTCTGTGCCTCATAAAACTTACCGCTCGACTTGCGAATCTCTCCGCTCGAGATCGACTTCGCGGTTTCCCATTGCGTCGTCGTGATATTGACCGGCTGCAATCGCAGCAGCATCCCGTCCGCGCCAGTCTCAAATATCGGACTGCCTGCCGTAACCGTCACCGATCCTGTCGTGCCAGACAACGTAAAGGTGACTTTCGTATCAGGCTCTCGCTGGAACGGGCCGTCAGTCGGCGCATACTCAGCAAAGGCCCAGCTTGTGTTACCGCTACGGGTCAGCGTGCGCGGAGCGTATCCATCGCACCCTAGATATAAAATGTCGCCGGATTGCGTGACAGAAAGTGCAGCCGTCCCTTCATCGGTAAAGAGATCGTCGATCGCATACGGGGACGAAATTGTATATACACGCTGGATAGTGCCGTTGCCCAAAAACGTGCCGTAATCCGTCGTGTCAATCCGAACGTCATCGACGTCGTAAAGCTCAAACGTCTTAGCGCCGGTATTGAGATTTGTGACCTTGACGTATCGGCCATTGACCTCACTCATGCCCTGTACGCCATTGATGTACATCCAATCGCCGTTGGCCGGATCTGTTCCAACATACGTTAGAACGCCGGGATCGGCTTTTGTGATGTTTGAGATATCAAGGCCAGACTCAAGAATGACGCCGCGATCGGTATAGAACCGACAATACTGATCGCCAAACTCAATGACGTATGCCTGATCGAACGCAAACTCAAACCGCTGCAACCAGACCCTTTTGTTTGGGTAGCGAGTTTGCAGAACGAACTTAGTGCCGGGGCATCTCTTAGCCGGCCCCTGCGCGGTCGGGATGAACCGCCGCATACGGTACGCGCTCGATGCGTACTTATCGAAGTCGGTGCGGCCACTCATCATGGCCCCAACTTCGCCACCGTTAAAACTGACGACGGCCGGGTTAGCGTTTGGCATTAGAGCCTCACGGTCAGCCAAGTCGTGTCGGCAATAGACTCCGGTGGGTTTTCGATAGCATTGGCGCGGATCGCTTCCGATAGCGCCATGCGGTAATCACGGAGAGCTGCATTCTTCTTGCCGTCAGACTGGGTCAACGCTTCGGCCACGTTGTAAGCGATCGATGACGCGAATGCTTCATCAAACGACGTATCAAACTTAGTCGGGTCAGAGATGCGCGCAAGGTAACGCAGATTCATCGACCCAGAACTACGGGTCAGAATCTTGCCGCCCTCAAGCACATATTCCTGCCCACCGCTGCTGATCAGGTCGGAAAGATCCGGCGCTGGGTAGTAGGCATTGATCTGCAAGATTCGCAGACAGTCGGACGGTACGGGATATTGGTAGCTGTAATCAAAAACTGGAGCTGTCGACTCAGCCGCCAGAACCGCCCTTTTTACGCAAAACCGCCAGTTATAGGTACGCTGCAACTTGTCGCGCAGCATCGAATAGACAGCATTAACCTCTCGGGCAGGTTTAGTGTTTTCCGAGAGGCTAATGATTCGCAGGTCACCAATCTTGGTGAGCGCGAGGTTAGCGATAGCGACGTCACTTGTTGCCACGGGCGTCTCCCGCGGCTATTAGGCCGGAGGCCAAGTGTCCTGCGTAATCGCTTCCTTGATCGCTTCAAGCGCGAGCAGGACTTCCATCTTGCTCATGTTTGCCGCGAGGTCGACGCGCACTTCGACGTCGGTCGTGGCCGTAGAGCTTGAGCCCTCAGTCACGTTGGCAACGCCTTGCTCGCCGCGGTCAATTCCATAAAAACGATCTGCCATGTTGGCTCTCCGTCAAGAGAGGGGCGAGCCGGTTTCCCGACCCGCCCCTGTTCATTACGCCGTGTAGCGACCGAGGAGCTTAACCGTGCCGGTGGCGTCAGCCGCCGCCGTCAAGGTGAGCGTCACATCGTAGAACACGCCGGGGTCGCTGGTGAGCGCAAGCGCGCTCCACAGTTCCTTACCGGAGTTCGCGATCGTGAACACCGCAGCCTCATGCAGAACGTCCGTGCCGTTCAGCGCGCCGTCCTTGAGGGACAGGGCCGAGGCAAAGAAGTCCGCATCAACCACAGCGCCGCCATCAGCCGCATAGAGGCCAATGTCAGCAATGGTCGTGGTGCCGATATCCGGCGAATAGATCTTCAGATCCGTCATCACCGCATTCGACGGCACACGGAACATGCGGTAGGTCGAGGCAATGCTATCACCCGAGGTGATGTCTGCCGTCGATACTGCCACTCGCTCCGGGCCACCATCAACGCGCGGGCTGTTGAAAACAACCGGCGTCGCGTCTGCGTTGGTGATAAGGGTCGACTTAACTGCTACAACTGCCATTTTCGTTTACTCCCTTATTCCGCGCAGAGAATGTCGACGATCTTCTTTTCCTCGGTGCGGCTGGCACCGAACGTACCCATCAGGTAAACCTGATACGGGTGCGAGGAAAGATCGCGACGCTGCGTGACATTGGACATGATGTCATTCCACATGCCAAGGTGCATGCCCGAAGGCACCCACACCGGGCAACGACGGTGGCTCGAGCTAGTCGGCAACCGCTCCGTGTGAATGAAGTTAATCCCGAGGAACCGGGTAACCTTGCCGTCCTGCAACACAGGCATGCCCGTGTTGTAGTCGTCGCTGGTCACCTGAATCTGACCGAGAAGATCGTCGTGTTGCTCGGCCGAGATGGCGCAATACACCGGCTCGGCATCGAGGTCGACCTCGTTCTCCATCAGGATACGGCGCGCCTCGCGGAGCTTGTCAACCGTGAGGCCCACGTTGCCAGAGGCAGCGTAGTTCACAGCAACCTGCTGCGTGGCGGTCGGGAACGTCGTGCTGGTGCCACCGGCCTCGCCAGTCTTGGCGGTACCGTAGAACGCCGAGATGATCACATCGTCGATCGCACGGCCCATCGCGTAGAGCCCGTTCTGCGAGTAAGCAGACTGCGGGTCAGCGAGGAGACGGAGCTTGTCGAAGCTGTCGATCAGATCAGCCCAGTCATAGTCCTCAGGAAACACCCAGCGGCGGTCGTTCGGGGTGTTGACCGGAACGATCGGCTGGTAGCGGGTCGAGACCGCACGGGCGCTCGTCGCACCGTACTGCGTCACAACTTCCGACTGTTTGCCCTTGTACGAACCAGTCTGCACGGTACCGCGCAGCTTGGAGCCCTTCTGCTGCAAAAGCAGCGAGATGTTCGTGCCGTACTGTACGGCATAAACGCTTGCAATATTATCGGCCATGATTAGCCCTCCAAAAACAAAATGACATACTGTTCTCGGATGGCTTGTCCGTTACCGGGGCCAGAATCCTTGCCTGATACGCTCAAGCCGAGCGGCCGTCTTTCCGACTGTCAGCGGGGTCTCGCGACTTGCCCTGTCTCCCAAAAGGCCGGGAGGTTATCCCTCCCGGCAAGTATCGATCTCTGGGAGAATCACTCAACTCGGATGGTACTGCTATGCGGTTATTCCTGCAACAGTTCTGGGTTAGCCATCTGGTGTAGTCGAGTCATCTCCTCAATCGCACCCTGACGCACCCGAGCATCTTGGTTCATGTACCGAGCCATGAACTCCTCATCGGCAAACATTCCGGCGATCTTGTTCTTTGCCTGCGCTGGGCTCATCGCCCCGGCTGCCGGCATGTCACTTGAGATGAAATCGCTTTCCGCGAACTGCGAGCCGATCGCATGAAAGAGCTTCATCAGCCTTGCAGTACCGACCGCCTGCTCCATCGCCTCAAACGCCTGATCGTCGATGCCGGCTTCCTTGCTGAACTTCAGAACCGCCCGCTTGGCGAGTTCCTCGTTCTGGCTGGCGGCCGCGCCCCATTCTCGCTGGAGTTCCTTGTACTCAGCCTCAGACTTGGCGGCAAAACTTTCCGACTCCATTTCGATCCGCTTGCTTGACGCATCGTTCCACCACTCGGCAAGCCCGCGGGCCTGTTTGGCGGTAAGACCAAGCTCATGCAGCACCGGAGCGACCGACTGAGCGAAAGATCCGTCGTCCCCTTCCGGCACAGGGAGTTCGTACTTGTCGGCGCTCTCCGGCCTTCCTAGGCGGTTATAGACGGCATTCCAGCCGTCCTCGTCGTCGTCTGACTTCGGCGCGAGAATCGTTCTACCCGCCTTGTCAGCGCCAAAGACTTTCTCAAGGTTCTGGTAGGACAGGAGCGCATCGGCCGGCCCCTTCCATCCCTTCGCCTTGACCAGCTCGCCGAGCTGGCTTGTAGTGTTCTGATCGAGCCCTTCCGGCGCGTACCATGCTGGAGCCGCTGCCGGGGCAGTCGGGTTGCCTGCTGGTGCAGACCCTTGATCGTCAGTCATCTCTGTATTCCTCTTGCAAATTAGTCAAGGTTCGTTCGTCCAAGTGCAGCGCCTCGACAATCATCTGCACCGTTTCCTGCCGGCCAACCATGCGGCCGATCTGAAATAGATCCCCTGCGGCACCCGGTGATATAGGGGGTTTGTTAAGTTTTGCAAATCGCTTGAGGTGCGCGAGTACGATCTGCCCGTCATCGGATAGCTGGTTGCTCTTGGGATCAAGAAACATCCGCTTGTAGGCCCGAGTCCGGTGCATGACCTGACGCACCCGAGCCCGCATCATCGCGCTAATACTCATGGAGTCTCCTCAATGTTTGGCATGACCCACGGCTGCCATTCCTTGTGATATTTGCCGCCGCAGCGCACCACGCCGCCGAGCAGGCCATTGACCGTGTCATGCGCGCAGCCGTAACCCTGACCATTCCACGGGCAACACCACACGCAGGTGCGGCATTTCTCCGGCGCTTGCCAGATCACACTTTCTGGCCGCGGAACCATGCTTCACCGTTTTGGACTACGCAAACCTCGGGCTCGAGCAATCTGCCGTTATTGAACGTCAGCACCGCAAACCCTGACGCCCAGTTCACCGGTCCGGCTTCGGTGTAGTTAAACTGCGGGCCGTATGGGTCGGCCATCGTTCCTGTATCTACGCCATATCTACGCCCACGGTAATCGGCCCACGGCGTCACTTGCAGCTTATGCAGGTGTCCGTGGACGTAGTGAACGCCAGCCCGTAGGGTCGAGTTGTAGGCTGAGTGAACGCCGCCAGACACCGGCCTGTGCCGGATCGTCGTCCACCCGTCCGTGTTCGCATTGAGATGTAGCGCCCAGCCCGCCTCCCAGCGCGGGAGATAGTCGAGCAGGGTCATGCCGGTCATTTCCTCAAACTCGCCGACACGGCCAGATAGATAGTTCTCAAACCGAGCGTCATGGTTGCCGATCGTGCGAACCAACGTCGCACCGTTCCCCGCCCGCTCGATCTCGGCGCATCTGTCCTGCACCGCACCGATCTCATCCTTCAGCTCTGGCTGTTTCTCCCACATAATTCGCGCGTGACGCGAGATGCGAGCGCCGTCGAGGATATCGCCGTTTAACACAATCATCTTCGGCTGGAGTTTCTTCGCGAGCGTACAGAACGCCTGATGCGCGACCGTCACCACCAACGGCCAGTAGTGGCAATCGCTCGCCACCAGAACGACGCCATCGGTCAGCGTCTTGTGCATGTCCTTGTGGTATTTCCTCTGCCGTATCTCGGCGAGTTCGTTAAGCCGTGCAGCGCGCATATCTGTCGGTGACTTTGAATTATCGAACACGGCCGAGTTAAGTGCGATTCCGTATGCAGACTCAAGACGTCGACGCCTTGCAAGTGCAGACCGTGACGACACCCCAAGTTCTTGCGCGACTTTGGCCCCGCTTTTTAGTCGTTTCCAAAGCTGTATGAACTCCTCATCGGAGCAACTCGGCACGCTCATTTCAAACCCTCTTGATAATAATGCCGAGTTCCTTTCGGCGTTTGTTCGTCAACTTGTCGTCTCTCGTAGCCCGCCACTCGAGATGCCCATCGACAAGTCGAATCTCCTCGCGGTGAACTAACGCACAGTCGCAGCATTCGGTATGCGTGTACCCCTTTATTCGGTACCACGCGCCCTCGTAGATCTGGACGACAGGAACATCGCCATCTCGTCGCGCCTTCTTTTTACGAGTCCCGGCAGAACCTTTCCTCCGGCCTTTGTCCATTTCAGGAACTCCTGCGCCGCTTCCTCAAACTCGCCACGATTCGTTTTCATCCGCAGCCCAGAGCGTTGCAGGTTGCCGAGGCCCACATTGAAACTGAAGGAAACCAGAGCATCGAAGACGCCTTGATCGCCAAGAGCAGCAGGGCAAAGTCTGGCCACGCCGCGCTCAAACCGCGCAAGGTCTTGAGACAGGATAGCGTCCACCTCTCCCATCGAGAGGATGCGATCCCAGCCATCGGGTATCGGTAAATTGCGGCGCTCATTGAATGGAATGCTTGTGTGTTTTGGGTCTATGACGTGGCCGACCCCGACCGTCCATAGCAGGGCCGGACACCGATACGGGCGCGTCCGTACACCCTCGTGATGTTTGATCATCGCCTTGGCGGCGTCAGAGACCCTCATTTTTTAGCGAATGCTTGACTACCAAACCAAAAGGCAATGATTGAGGACAGGATCAGCATCTCGTCATCCGAGAATACGTTATCCATCGCCACAGCAAAAGGGATTCCCGTTGTGTAGGCGTACCAGACTCCGGCCACGTTTAACGCGACCAGTTCAAGCACAAAGATGTAGGTGACGACCGGTCGCACAGACGAGCGCAGATTGATCATCCATTGGCTCGCGCCTTTACCGATCTCAATATCGTGAGCGTAGAGCGCCTGTCGCTCCTCGCCTGCGGTCTGAGTTTGGATCTGCTCGAGCTTGATCTCCTCGACTCTGGCTTGCGCGATAAAGCCTTTCTCAGCAAGCGCCAGTTCTCGCTCCTTTTGCGCGGCCACCAGCGCAAGTTCATGCTTCTTGTCCTGCCGATCTTGAAAGATCTGGAGAATCTTGGGCAGACCGCCTGCAAGGAATGACAGGAATGTCGAAATCATCGTCATCATTTGTCTGACCTCTTGTTGATCAGGTCGAACAGCGCCTTGACCTTTTCCTCAAGAACCGCCACTCGCAGATCGAGTTTCGATAGCACAATGATGAGCGTGATGAGCGCAAGTATTACCGGCCACGCTCGAGTAAAGACCTCGAACATTTCCATCAGAAAATACCTATGGCCTTTAGGACTGCGGCCACGATGATTGTGGCTACCATGCCGCCGACTCTATCCATCCATCGAGTTGATCTTTCGGTGTCTGGCTTGGTCTCCTCTAACGCCCGCAGACGCTCCTCAATGCGCTCGATTGACTTGAACGCGCGCTCAAGCGCCTCGGCCGTCTGCAACTGGCTCTGCTCAACCAACGCGAGTTTAGTGATCGCGTCAGAGAGTTTGCCAAGGGCGGTCTTAATCTCGCTCACATCTTCGTGGAGCAGATCCAACCGAACTGCTAGAACTTCATCGCTCGCCATGACTTAGATTCCCGGTACTGCGCGTCTTGGTGCGGAGGCGGCAATCTGCTCTGCCTTCGCGAATCTCTCTGCTGCCTGCCCAGCGATCGGAGCAGCCGCGAGTAGTTGCTGCATCTGCGCGGCCTCTGCCTGCGCGGCGTCCATCGCCTCAAGCTCCTCATCGGTACGCAGCGCCTTCGCTGGGACGTTGTTAGCCTCGGCAATCACCTTGACCGCCTGATCCGCATTGATACGGCGTAGCACGGTCATATCGCCAGACGCCTGCGCGACAGGCAGGATCGCTTCGATCGTTCGCAGAATGCCGGCGGCTTCTTCGGCACGCATCAGTCTTGCGAGCGGGCCGGTGTACTTCGGCAGCACTTCACCGCCCGACATGACGTAATCCATGAGCTGCGGAGGCGGCACCGGCAGCGCACCAGACCTCGAGAGCAAGTCGAGTTCACGCTCAATGATCGGGCCAAGGAACTCCGACTGCTGGCGACCCATCGTCGGCCCAAGCAGGGCGCCCTTCTCCTGCGCGCGCTGCAACACTTCGGTCGCCGTCATTACTCGCGGGTTCTCGACAAGGATTTGGAACAGCGTCACAAGGAAAGAATCGTTCACCGCCTTGCGCTTCTGATCCGACATCTCGATGCCGATCGGCAGGTTACCGCCAGCCTGCAACGGCTGCACCAGCGGAGTGCCGTCTTCGCGGAGGTATCCGTAGTTCAATGCATTAGGGCGCACGGAGAAGGCGTTTAACGCCCCCTCCTCCGTGAGGATGAGCGGCGGGTCGACCATACGGTGCGCCATACGGAGCATGGTCTTTTCCATCTCTTGCAGAGACTTGATATCCGCTAACGCCTCCATCGCTGGAGACCGCCCATAAATCTCTCGAGGCCCAGTCACATAGCGACCTACCGCATACGGCATCGTCCGATAGCCGCCGTCAGCGAGCAGTACGTTGCCCTCGCGCGCGACGTATCGAGACTGGTAGGCCATGCCCTCCGGCCCCGCGCGGCCAGACTTGTAGTCCATGTTTGGCTTCACGCAATGCACAAACTCAAACATGTCGTTGGCGCGGGATTCCGCTGCCGACTTGATGCCGCGGGGGAGTTTGTCTTTCCACCCCGGCACCTGCATCGCCTGCCGCGCCGTAAGCTGGAAGCATCGATAAACCGTATCGACCCGACCAGTATGGTCAAGATCAACCACAATCTCAGAGAGCGCGATCGCGCGGTAACGCAGCGTCACGCCGGGAATCTCGTCGATAAAGAGCGCAGAGGTGCCGAACGCACCGAGGCTCATGTAACACTCAAACGCCTGACTCGCAAAGTTAGCGGTCGGCGCATATCGCTGACGGAACAAGATGTCGCGCAGGGAATCACACCAACGCTGCACCGCGACGTTCTCATCAAGCTCAGGGATGCCGGTATGCAGTCCATGCCACACCTGAGTGGCCGGCGTCAGCATCGAATCCATCGCCGCCGCAAACCGAGGCAGGGCGCGCTGTGCGGTCGAGTCGAAAATCTTTTCCGATCGTTTCTCGCCGGGAGTGCGCCAGCCCGTCATCTCGGCCATCGACGGCCACACGCGCTCGGCAACTTCCTGCCAATGCTGCTCCCAAGTACCACGACTGCCTTTCAGCCGATCGTAGCCCTCGAGAACTTCGTTTGCGCGTGAATCAGCCATGATTACATCCCGGTCTCAGATACAACCCATGCCTGTGCGGCCTCATCCCAAGAATACATCTTCGGCGGTTCACCCGTGCCAGCGTCAGACGGCATCGGCACAGGGGCTTGCCAGTTGCAGTCGGCATCGAGTGACCACGACGGATACGGCTGCGGCGGAATAAACGCATCAAGGCCCGCATCGTAGGTGTAGCCGATCCCGGCGTAATGCTTGCGGAAGTTGGCGTTGTAGGAGGTCTGCTTCCAGTTACCGCCGAGCAGCTTCTGGCAGAACGCTACGCCGATGGCCTCGCTCTCGTTGCCGTCAACGTCAGCCGTGTCTTTGTTGGCTACAACGATGACCTGTTGAACCACGTTGTTTTCGTCAATGCGGGCAAAGTGCGCCATATCAATTCTCCAAATGCAAAGCGGTGAGACTTTCTTCCTCACCAACGTATCCGACCGGGAAAGTGTTAAACGACAGCGAAACCCGCTCCTGCTGCACGGATTCCACCATGTGCGTCAGGTGCGAGGGGAAAATCATCAGGTCGCCCGCACCGACCTCAAACCACCACGACTCTGAGTTGTGCAGGTTCCAGTTGTTCGTTGGCAGGCTGATCTGCTTGTAGCCGTCGCGGTAGAAGTAAATCTTGTCGCGCTCGCGTGCGGCCTTCATGTAAAGGACGCCCGAGATAAACGAGTTCGGGTGCGCGTGCTTGTGGTGCCACTCGCCGGGCTTGCAGTAATTCAGCCACGACTGCGTGATGCGTAGGCCCACCTCGTTCTTCGGCGCGTAGATGGAGCGCAGGTACTCGCCCACGCTCGCCTCTACGAACGCCTTGAGGTTTGCCATCGTGTCATGGCGCAGCACATAGCGGTCATTGCTTGTTGTGTTGCCTTGGTTCTTGTGCGTCTCTTGCGAGTCCACAAAGGCGCTTTCCTCGGCGGTGTACTCACGACCGAGTTCAAACTTGGCAACCGCTGTCGGGAATATGGAATACAGATTCACGCGACCGCCTTTTCAATCTGGCTGACGTATTCCTCAAACGCCTTTGCCTGCTCGGGCAACAGGATCGTCGGCACCGCGTCCTCAAGTTCCTTGATCTTCTCAATCGTGAACATGATCTCGTCCCACGACGGTTTCGGTCGCGGGTCTTCCCAGCGGGTGATCTCGCGGTTGCTGATCTCCCACTTTGCACCGGGACGCAGCAAGTGCATCGCCGTATCAATTCCCATCAGTTGATAAGTTTTCATGTGAAATTGACCTTGAGAATTACGATGCCGGAGCCGCCATTTCCCCCTGCTGGGCTGGCCGGGCCATTTCCCGATGATCCGCCGCCACCGCCACCTAAATTTGCGGTTCCACTTGCTCCGCCTTGTGAGCCGCTGGTGCCACCATCGCCGCCGCCACCTGTGCCGCCATTTCCTTTCGTCGTATTGCCAGCACCACCGCCGCCACCTGCATAAGTAACTGATGAGCCGCTTATGCTAGATGCTGTGCCGTTGCCACCATTTCCTCCGGTGCCGGGAGATGTGCCGTTTGACCCAGCAGCGGTTGCGCCGCCGCCGCCGCCCATCGTCGCACCATAATCGCCGGTATTTGTTGAATAACCGCCATTGTTGCCTTGCGATGGGCTGGTGCTAGGAGTGTTTCCAGAACTTGGTGTCCCGTTTCCGCTGCCGCCACCAGAGCCACCCGGCCCACCCGTTTCGCCAATGCCACCGCCGTTTCCTGATCTTGCGCCGTATCCGCCACCCGTTGAGGTTATCGTTGAAAAAACAGAATCTGAACCTTTTGATCCGTTATTACTGGCTGCTCCGCTACTAGCTCCACCATTCCCGCCTGCTCCGACAGTAATGGTGTATTCCGTTCCTGCGGTAATACTTAATGCAGTACCTGTGCGGAAACCACCAGCGCCACCACCAGCACCCGCCGCAACTAATCCAGCGGCACTTGCACCACCACCGCCCCCCGCGACAACGAGGTAATCCACGCTCACCGCACCCGCAGGTGCAGTCCACTTCTGCGAGGACTTGAAGGTGAAGATCGTGGCAGAGCCGATGTTGTATTTGATGATGACGATGCCGGAGCCGCCAGCGGCGCCGGGGTTTGCAGAACCGCCGCCGCCACCACCGCCACCGCCAGTATTAGCGGTTCCTGCGGTTCCTGCGCCAGCGCCGCCAGCATTACCGCCGCCGCCTGCGCCGCCGCTGCCCGCGCTTGCATCAGCGCCGCCGCCGCCACCACCAGCGTACGTAACAGATGAACCAGAA